GACTAACCCACGCTACCCACATTGGGTACTTCAAGGGTGGAGCAAGCTAAACCCTTAGCTCAAAAGCTGACAAGCCCCAAGCGTGTAGGTTCGCTTGGGGCTTGTCTTTTGCTAGGATTATCGCAACAGAGAGAGAATCTACATGAGCAAGAAAAAACTAAAAGGCACAGTATCCGTCTTTAGCAACTCACCAGGACAGCCAACCGGATACGGCCAAGCTACAGATGCCTTAGTCAAACTGCTAAAGCGTGATGGTGCTGATGTTGCTGCTTTGTCTAACTATGGCAATGAGGGAATCAACACAACTTACAAGACCGAGTACGGCGACATCCCTGTCTATTCCAGAGGCTCTGAGGCTTACTCAAATGATGTGGCTCCAGCTCACCATAAGCACTGGAAAGCAATAAACAAAAAGCAATCAGATCTAATGATTACCCTTTACGATGTTTGGGTCTTGAACTCTAAGGGCTATGACACTATCCCAATTGCAAGCTGGACACCGATAGATCACAACCCAATCCCACCAGGTGTATTGAAGTGGTTGCAAAAGGAAAATGTGACACCCCTTGCTATGAGCAAGTTTGGGCTAGAGCAGATAAACAAGGCTGGTGTTGAGGGCCACTATGTACCTCACAGCATTGACACCAAAGTATTCAAGTTCACTGACACCATTGAGGGTCAAAAGGTTGACGACTTTATGGGCTTTGAGGATGGTCGTTTTGTTGTTGGCATGAATGCTGCTAATAAGTCATCGGGCATCTTGCACCGCAAAGCCTACTCAGAGAACATGATGGCCTTTGCCATGTTTGCTCGAAAGCACAAAGATGCCATGCTTTACATCCACGCAGACCCAAGCTCACCTCATGGCTGGAACCTTATTGCACTCGGTCAGTTGCTAGGTATCCCAGTTGACAACATGACCTTCCCTGACCCACTTGCCTACCGCTATGGGATGTCGCAAGAAACACTTGCAGGTATCTACTCAAGCTGGGATGTCATGCTGGCAACAAGCTATGGAGAGGGCTTTGGTATTCCAACTGTTGAAGCCGCTGCAGTTGGTGTGCCAACCATCGTGAGCAAGTTTGCAGCAAGCCCTGAGCTATGTGCAGATGGCTGGGTTATCAGTGGTCAGCCACTCTATGATCCAGCACAGCACTCATTCTGGACTATCCCATCAGTGCCAGAGATAGTTGAGGCATTGGAACAGGCCTACGCTAGAGGCAAGGGCAAGTCAGCTAAGCAAGTTGAGTTTGCTCAAGCCTTTGACCATGAGAAGGTCTGGCAAGAGAACTGGATGCCAGTGCTAAAGAAACTACTCAAGTGATTCCAGTCCTAGGTTTTGCAACCCTAAAAAGGTTTGACCTAGCCCAGAGGCTACTTGACTCTATTGACTACCCAGTCGAGCATCTTGTTATTGTTGACAACTCAGGCACTAACACCTGGCAACCTAGCCAGCCGGACAAAGTAAAAAACCTCTGGATGATTAGAGTGCCCTTTGGCCTTGGTCTTGTTGGTGCTTGGAACCTGATAGTAAAGTCAACACCCTATGCCCCTTACTGGTTGCTAGTCAATGATGATGCTTGGTTTGGTGAGGGTGCCCTTGAGATCATCGCTCAAGATGCTGACCCCGATGGCTTGAGCTTCCCTCACATTGTGCCCGACTGGTCCTGTATCGTCTTGGGTCAAAAGGTAGTTGAGCAGGTCGGGCTTTACGATGAGCGACTGTATCCCCTTTACTTTGATGATGATGACTATGAGAGGCGAATCAGAAACGCTGGCTTATCTGTCAAAAGGATTGAAGCGATTGTCCATCACAACAACAGCTCTAGCTTGCAGGGCAACGAAGCAAAAAACAATAGGACTTTTCAGGCTAATCAACGGCTCTATCAGTCAAAGGTTGCCAACAACGATTACAGCGAGGGCAACTGGAGCCTAAAGATAAGGCGTGAGAACTCGTGGGATTAGTATCCAGTATGATAGTCTTATAACACTATCAGATTGGACATAATGAAACCCATAGTAAACATGCAAGGCAGAACTCACGGCATTGGCGGCTACAACTTTGGTTGCCGTTGTGATGTTTGCAAAGAAGCCAAGGCAGTCAAACGCAAAGAGTATGAGTCAAGTAAAGCTTGGCAGTATAGAAAAACCTACATCCAAAGGCTTAGAGATGAAAAGCCAGAACAATACAAAAGACTAAGAGAACAAAACAACAGAATAAAAAAAGAGTCTTTTGCAAAAGATCCAGAGAAGTATCGCTGGCAAACAATACATAAAAAGTATAAGCTCACTAAACAGATGTATCTAGACATGCTGGAGCAACAAGGCGGAGTCTGTGCAATCTGTCGGGGACTTCCCAAAAGAAACTGGCTAGCAGTAGATCACAATCATTTATGTTGCCCTGGCACCAAAACCTGTGGGAACTGCATTAGAGGACTGCTATGCTCATCCTGCAATTCTTTCCTTGGTCGAGTGTCTGACAACGCTAAACCACTAATCGAGTATTTAGACAAATACTCAAAGTGAGGTGATGCCAATGCCTATCGTTTACACCGGAGGCACATTTTGACCTTTTCCATGCTGGTCACGCTAGGTTCCTACAACGCTGTGCCGAGCTTGGCCCTGTGGTGGTATCCCTAAACACCGATGATTTTATTGAGGAATACAAGGGCAAGCCACCAGTCATTAGCTACGCAGACCGAGAGGCTGTGCTGCTTGCTTGCAGGTATGTTGACAAGGTAATCCCCAACACAGGTGGGACCGACAGCAAGCCAAGCATAGAGGAAGTCTGGCCCGACATTATTGCCATTGGCACAGATTGGGCTAGGCGTGATTACTACGCACAGATGAAGTTTGACCAAGACTGGCTAGATGAGCGAGGTATCGCCTTGATCTACATCCCATACACACAAGGCATCAGCTCTACAGCCATCAAAGAGCGTATGCTTTTTAGGAGATAAGATAGGACTACTATGGCAATAACCCAAGGATATGCGACTCTCGCAGAGGTCAAAGCCTCATTACGCATCACAGACAATGTTGATGATTCTTTGCTGGAAACAGCAATCGAGTCTGCCTCAAGACTTATTGACGGCTTCACAGCTCGAAGCTTCTCTAACGCAGGTACCGCTGTAAGGAACTTTGCTGCCACCGATGCCATCAACCTAATTATTGACGATGCAATCACAGTCACAAAGGTTGAGTCCACCGATGAGATTGGTGACACCTACACAGAGTGGGCTGCTACTGACTACCAGCTTGAGCCTGTAAACAGCAGAGCTGATGGACTGTATTCCCCTTACACAAGCATCAGAGCTGTCAACACTTACGCTTGGCCAGTCGTTGACTACCAGGCACTTGTAAAAATCACTGGCACTTGGGGCTGGTCGTCTGTACCAACCGCTGTAAAGCAAGCCTGTGTGATTCAGTCATCAAGACTTTTTAAGCGTCTTGACTCGCCTCTAGGTGTTGCCGGATTTGGTGACATGGGTGCCATCCGAGTTGGTCGCTACCTTGACCCAGATGTCGAGCAACTACTTATGCCTTACAGGATTATGAGGAACTTCGGCTAATGAGCATTAGCCTAATCAGGCAAGCCCTTGCTACTAACCTTGCAACTATCTCAGGCCTACGCACAGCAGCCGAGGTTCCTGACCTACCAAACCCACCTATTGCCATTGTCGGTCTGAGGTCTGTTTCCTACGATGGTGCCTTCAACAAAGGCATGACTACTTACAACTTTGCAGTCACTGTCATTGTTGGCAGAGCTGCCGAGCGTGAGGCACAAAGACGGCTAGATGCCTACATCAGCACAGGGGCAAGTAGTGTCAAAAGTGCAGTAGAATCAGATAGTACGCTTGGTGGTAATGCCTACGACTGCCGAGTTGTTTCGATGGACTCAGTTGGTTCATTGAACATCAGCGACACCACATACCTGGCTGCTGACTTCACAGTCACAGTCATAGCAAACTAGGAGAAACAACATGGCAAAGTTTTTTGCACAAGACTACAAAATCACAGTTGGAACAACCAACCTCAGCACCTCAATCAACTCAGTCACCCTTGACATCACAGCCGATGAGATTGAAACCACCGCTTTTGGAAGCACCTACCGCACACGCATTGGTGGCCTAAAGAGTGGATCAGTATCACTTGACTTCATGCAGGACTTTGCTGCTGGCTCAGTTGATGCCCTACTATTCCCACTTATGGGTTCAACAGTTGCAGTAAAAATTGCCCCAACATCAGGCACAGTATCTGCCACAAATCCTGAATATAGATTCGACTGTCTTGTGACCCAGTATCAACCCTACAGCTCCTCACTAGGCGATATCGCCCAGGTGTCAGTGTCCTGGCCGACCACAGGTGAGATTGTGCGTGGCACAGCTCCATCAGCATAGTAAGCTACGAGCATGAAAATAAACCTACAAGTAGAGTTCAGCGACAAGCCTGGTGAATCCAAAGAGGTCACCTGCCTAGCATCTGACATGGTAAAGTTTGAGTCCAACTTCAACATCTCCATTGCCAACCTAGACAAAGACCTCAAAATCACTCACCTGCTTTTCCTAGCTTGGGCAAGTGAAACACGCACCAAGGCAACTGCTAAAACATTTG